CGATCTCAATTACCAGCAAGGTAACCACCGTATGTGGTACCGGGACACCAAGCTTGATTATTTCTGGCCCACGCTGCAAAACATCGGCGAGCAATCCGTACTAGCCCAGGAGATCTACGTTCAGGGCAACGACCAAGACGAAATCGTCTTTGGTTACCAGGAACGGTACGCCGAGTACCGTTACGCCCCGAATATGATCACGGGCATCTTCCGTTCCGATGCTCCCCAAACGCTCGACGTCTGGCACCTTGCCCAAGACTTTGGAGCTCGTCCTGTACTCAATTCAACGTTCATTCAAGAGAATCCTCCCGTCGAACGAATCGTGGCCGTCACTGACGAACCACAGTTCACCATGGACGTGTGGACTAAAATGAATCACGTTCGTCCCCTGCCCACGTACTCCGTCCCTGGCCTCACGAGGTTCTGATGTTAGACGGACTTATTGGCGGCGCTCTCGGCATTGCCGGGACTGCCATGCAAAATTCCGCCAACGCTCGTCAAGCCAAGGAAATGATGGATTTCCAAGAGCGTATGTCGTCGACTGCCCATCAGCGAGAGGTTGCAGACCTTCGCGCCGCCGGATTAAACCCCATGCTTTCCGGCATGGGGGGTTCCGGCGCTTCGGCCCCAGGAGGAGCTCAAGCCCACATGGAAAACGTCCTTGAAAAGGGCGTTTCCTCGGCGCTTGAGACCTCCCGCCTTAAAAAAGATTTGGCGGCTACTGATAGCCAAATCGCACTCAACAAAGAGTCCGAAAGGACTCAAAGAGCGCAGCAGGAAGCGAGCATTCATACTGCCTATCAAGCTAAACAGCAGGGCTTGAAAGCCTCTGCTGAAACTGAAGCTGTCGATTTGGAGAACGAAGTTCTCAAAGCGCAGCTCCCCGGCCTTAAGAAGCAAGCGGACTTTGATAACAAAGCCGCTGGCTTCGATGCCGTATTGAAGCGTGTGGGTGCAGGAGCAGCCACCGCTCGCGATATAGTCGATGCGGTGAAACCGTTCCGCTTACCTCCGTCTGAGAAAACGAATGTTCTCAAGACGGAGAACAGAAAAATGAAAGACTATATCTATAACAATTATCCACGCCGCAAATAGGAGCGAACATGTCAAATAAAACCGAAAAAAAAATCGAAACCCCTATCGGGGTTGTAATTACACCAGCACCAACGCGTACGCTCCCCAAACGTCGGCGTGTCCAACTATTCACTGGGAGTGAAACTCCCACGGAGCAGTCGCACAAAGAAGACTGCGACATCAACAACATCGTAGCTCGTTACGGCCGAGATGAGCTCGCCGAGTTCGTTCAGAACGACTCGGGAGCTTATCTCAACCTTGCTGACGCACCGAGCTACCAGGAGGCACTCAATCTGCAGATTGAGGCTAACCACGCTTTTGAACGTATTCCTTCAGCGATCCGAAGGGAGCAATTCGGGGATAGCGTAGAACGCTTCTTGGCGTTCGCTAGCAACCCGAAAAACATGCAGAAGATGGTAGACCTTGGTCTTGCCACTCGACGCCCTATAATCGATCCTCCGGCGTCTCGCGGAGACATCGAAAAATTAACTACTGCCTTGAAGGCAGATTCCAAACGCCAGCCGGCGGGAGGCCCTAAAGACGAATAGGACACGCAAGTGGCCTGTTCGTCTCTACCCATTACTCACTTGATGTAATGGGTACGACTGACACCACGTAGGTGGGGTCAGTCGAATAGTGCACCAGGGCCATCAACCATTAAAGTGTGAACAGACCACTGACTCAACGTCGCAAAAAAATTCAAAAACGCAAAAAAACAGTAAACACCTGAAAGGTAAAACACTCAAAAATGCGAAAACGAAAAAAAATGCCAATGAAAAAAAGTAAAAAACTGTTCACCAAAACAGCCCGAAAGGTGCACAAAAAAAACATATCGCCCCGTCCCATGCGGGGCGGCATTCGTCTCTGAAAGAGACAAAAAAAAACCCGGCGCGCCAACGCCGGGTCCCTATCAACAACAAACTTCGAAGGAGTTTGAATGCCTTGTTACACACCACTATCGGCCTATAAGGCCCGTAGTGTCAATCCCCTTACCGGAAAACGACCAGTCGTTTTCCACCTTCGTGAAGGATTTCACGATCTCCCCATCCAACTCCCCTGCGGCCGCTGCGTAGGCTGTCGCCTAGAACGCAGCCGCCAATGGGCCATTCGATGCATGCACGAATGCTCCCTCCACGAACACAGCGTGTTCGTGACCCTGACTTATTCCGATGAAGCTCTCGAAAAAGCTGGGAACTTCCAGCTTCGAGAGCTCAGGCACGATGACTTTCAGAAATTCATGAAGCGTTTGAGAAAACGCTTCGGTGCCGGACTTCGGTATTACATGTGCGGTGAGTACGGCGAAAAATTCGGCCGACCGCACTACCATGCAGCGATATTTGGCCTTCACTTGAAGGACAAAAAGCTGCTTAAAAATTTTCGTGGGAACAAACTGTTCACATCGAAAATTCTCACCGAGACCTGGGGTCTCGGACATGCTTCCTTTGGAAGCGTAACCTTCAACAGCGCCGCTTATATAGCGCGCTATGTTATGAAAAAGCAGATGGGTCCCTCAGCTGCTGACCACTACGAACGTCTCGACGAGTACGGCGAATACGTGAGGATTCCCCCTGAGTACCAACAGGCTTCGCGACGGCCAGGCCTCGCGAGAGCTTGGTACGACAAATTCAAGGATGACATATATCCAAAAGACCACTTCCACTTGGAGGGCACCAGGATGCGCCCTCCAAAGTATTACGATTTACAATTCGAGATTGCTTCGCCAGAAGAAATGAGAAAGATTAAAGCGAATCGACGATTCGCCGCTTCCAGGTTCGCTGACGATAACACCAGAGATCGTCTTGACGATCGCTGGATGATCGCCGAGATCAACAACAAAAAACTGAAAAGGAACCTGGACGATGAAACTTAAAGTATTTAGTGTTCGTGACGACAAGGCCGAGATTTACATGCGCCCTTTCTTTGCCCAGACGATCGCGGAAGCGTGTCGGATGTGGAAAGATGCGGCTTCTGATGAAAATACGTCATTCTTCCGTCACCCAGAGGATTTCTGCCTCTTCGAAGTCGGTGACTTTGACACCGAGTTCGGAACCTTGATCCCCGCCCTTTCTCCTAAACCCTTGGGTAAGGCTTTTGACTTCATCGAGAAAAAGCCGTTACCATTGCGGGAACTCAACGCTTAATTACGAGGTAAAGCATGCGCTCCCAGCCGTCGACGATGTCCCACAACTTCTCTCAGGTGCCGCACGCCAATGTGCGGCGCTCATCGTTCGACCGCTCGCGCAGCTACAAGACCACGTATAACAGCGGGTATTTAATTCCTTGGTTGGTGGACGAGATTCTTCCCGGTGATACCGTGAACATGTCGCCCACCTTCTTCACCCGCCTTGCCACCCCCATCAAGCCTGTTATGGACAACCTCTGGCTTGATTGGATGGTATTCTTTGTCCCCAACCGTCTCGTCTGGGACAATTGGCAACGCCAAATGGGTGAGCAACGCAACCCTGGCGACTCTGTCGACTTCCTTACTCCCCAGGCCGTCGCCCCTTCGGGTGGCTACGGCTTCATGTCCGTACAGGACTATATGGGCCTTCGCCCAGCTGTTGCTGGGTACTCCCACAACAACTTGCCCCTCAGGGCTTACAACCTCGTCTACAACGAATGGTATCGCGATGAAAATCTGCAAAACTCCGTCACCGTTGACGTGGGTAACGGCCCGGACACGCCTGCGAATTACGTTCTTCTACGTCGTGGCAAACGCCATGACTATTTCACGAGTGCTCTACCCAGCCCTCAAAAAGGCCCAGCCGTTACGATACCGTTGGGTGCCACGGCCCCTGTTCACGGTATCGGTTGGCCTGGCCCTTTTGGGCAGAATAATCCTGGTCCTGCCCTTTATCGGGACTCGTCCATTACTGACCAGAATTATGAGAACTTTGGGTATATGGCCGCTGACAGTTCCGGCCCACCCGATCAGCGCATCGTCGTTGACGGTTTCCCGACGGGTCACCCTAATCAGGGCTTTCCGAACGTATACGCTGATCTCAGTGATGCCACTGCTGCTACGATCAATTCGTTACGCCAGGCGGCAGCGGTCCAACAATTGTTTGAGACCGATGCGCGCGGGGGCACCCGTTATATCGAGTTGCTTAAAGCTCACTTTGGCGTCACTTCCCCCGATGTTCGGCTTCAGCGCCCTGAGTATCTTGGCGGTGGTAGCCAGCGAATCAACTTCACACCCGTTACTCAAACCGCCCCTGAAACCGGCGGAGACACTCCTCAAGGTAACCTCGCCGCTTTTGCCGCGCAGACCGTTACCGGTAACGTTTCTAAATCCTTTG